TGTTTGCCAAACAAATTCGTTAATTAACTTTTGGTAGTCTGGCATGTAGTATATTATTTGTATGGTAACTAGTTTGTCTTGGTCGAATAGTTTCATACATATACTTATTATTTTACCAGTGATCTGGCCAGGCGTAATGTCGATTCAATGTATTATAAATTTGTTGTGTTTTGAATTGAATTTCACTGCCTTTGTTCAATCTTCTAAGTGTTCCTAACCAGTTAACCAATCCATTGATTTCAACTTTGGTACCACTATGTGTAGCTCTTCCCACTGTTAACGGCCTGCCTCTTTTACTTGCAAAGCCATAGTCCCATAGCATTTCAATTTGTGTATGTCTGTTTTTAATTCTAGTAAACTTGCCATCTACATAGTGAAAAAATCCTTGTTCACTTGTTAGCACAGAATAATTTTCATAGTTTAAATTAAGTTCAAGACATTCGGTTCCTTCATCACTTACTTCACTTCTCCAAGTAGTTCTACTCCAATGATTTTCGCTGGTATCAAATGCTTTTATCTGTGCGTCTGTCATTATTTCATCTGCTATCACATTATTATTGCCTAGAAACTGTATAGTTCTTGGTGTAATTAACACTGTAGGTATATTCAGTGCTTCTGCACGCCATAGTATTTCTTTTTGGTTTTGTACACTTTGTTCCTTTGCAGTTTTTTCTACTGTAAACTGTTGAAGTTGTAATCCTGCACGTTCTTCTTCAAAGTTTCTATAGTATCGACCGTTTTTAAGTTTACTACTTACTTTTGTATAAATCGACACATCTTTGGTTTGTAAATACATAATACGTTCCTTTTTAATTTATTATAACACTAAAAACGTACTATGTCAATTATTTTATAAATGCACCAATTCTACCATGTATGTCAGGATACTGTCTATAGGCATAACCTGCAGGCGGTATTGTAGACTCACCTTCCCATACCGGAATAAAATGACTTATATTATTAGCAAAGTCTTCGTTATTTCGCAGATGTACTTCTATAAGTTTACCACCAATGTATTCACAGTTTAACCATTCATACTTGGTACCAAGATTACGTAGCATTAGAGGTAATGCTATTTGATTCTCTCTACGTATCCATTCTTTCCAATGTGTTAGAGTATCAGGAGGTTTTATTCCTTCTACACATAAACTTTGTGATCCCCATTGATAATCTACACTTAGATGTATGCCTTCAAACCACTCGCACCAAAAGTATCCAACGGGCAAATGTGTAGTGCCTTTATCCAACCATACTTTGCTTGCACCTAGTCCTAGTCCTAAGATGTTAACACAAGGACGCACTATGTACACACCAGGTACAGTAACATCTTGACCAACTGGTCCGCAATTGTATCCTAACTTTCTTGAAAGTATTAGTTTGTCCATCGCCCAAATATCATCTGGGTCAACAGTACGCCACACTATATCTTCTGGGTGATCATCCAAAATTATTGTTTAACCATTGTTCTAGATCACCAGTGAGATTGGCCATCATTGCTTCTTGTGAACCAAAAAAGCTCAAACGTTTTCTGCCGTAGTAGTATGGAAAGTGTAACTTACGATCTAAGCCTAATAAAATTCGTTTGTTTTTACGGGCAAAGTTTTCTGGTAAAACAAAATCCCAATATTCAAACTTGAGATCTTTTAATATCTTGAATCCTGTGCTTGTTAATCGCATGCCGCCATTTTCACGTGTGTTGTACCACCAAGAATGAAATGCAGTTTTGAAGTCTAAATTAGCACGTTCAGTGGAGCCGTCAAAATGTAGTGCTATAAAAGTTTTAGTAAGTTTTTCTTTTCTATCCCTCACTGCGTATCCAATCAATTAGTTCGTCAGCAATTAATTCATGTCCGCGTTGATTAGGATGTCCGCCATTGGCTTTATTATCCTGTACAATATCTTTGCATGTTTTACTATATATTTTTGTTTGATCAACTTCTTTCCAAAAATCCACTGATTTCCATCCTGTAACATAGTAATCATTTATTTTATGAATAGCACACATTGTTTGTAGTGTAATGATAGTTGTGTTATTTGTCACATCAAGAAGTTTGTCACTGTAAAAATATTTCCAATAGTTTGTATTGATTATGTTTGTAAGAGACTTGTCTTGTGTTGGCCCGCTAAATCCACCATTTGGAGTTTGGAACATCCATAGTTCATTTTTATCGCCAACCATGTTTCGACTAGGGTCCGTAAGGAAAAATATTGCAATACAATCGCTAGGATCTGCTATATGAGAATTAGATAACATATGAAGGAAACGTTTAAGTTGTACTGCTAGATGGTTTATACTGCTGGCAGGATATGCATAGTTTTTAAATTGCTTGCATCCAAGTTGGTTTGCAACTAGTTCACCAAATGTCTTGTCGTTTGGCAAAAGCTCAGAACCTTGCGGCCAGCTGTCTCCAAACGTAACCAGTGTTTTATTTTCCATTAGGGTACACTAGCTCACCCTTGTGTAGCAACACAACACTAAAATCTGTAGTTTTAAATTGTGCATTAAGTTTTTTTGCTAAACTAATGGCATGTCCTGGGTTAGAGAAGCTAACTTTCTTATACTTTGGTCCTGGATACTGTACAAGCAAGTTTGATGTTTTTAAATTAATAGGCGAGCCTTTAAAGTATACTGCCCATATTCCATCACTAGCAAGAACCTGTTCTGTTTTGTAAGTTGCTTTATCAGTAACTTCAACTAATATGGTTGGTTTTGGTCTACTCATTTCATTATCTCCACAGTTATTTACCATAAACTGCGTAGATAATTGGTTAACTGCTTAGTTAATTACCAATTACCGCCATCAACTTCTATTGTTTGAGGAGTGTCTTCTACAGGATTAGATTGTAAAAGCCTGAGGTCTAATAATAATTTTGTTATATCACCATGCAAGTTTTTGGCATCTTGCATGTTCCATACAAAGTCTTTAGCACCTGTTGCTTCACATTGTGCAACACGATCAATAAACTTTCTAATGTAAAGTCCACTCATTTGTACTCAAAACCGTCTACTGATTTAGCCGGACCCATGTATCCGTAACGTTCTAATAAGATCAATTTTGGACAGAAGTGCATTTTTACCTTTTTGCCTATCTTAATTTTATAATAACCAGCGGCATACCAACTACGTGACTTCTTTTCTTTTGTGTATATCGGTAATCGTGTGTTTATATTATATACACCATTGAATGGTTTTACGTCAGTGGGAAAGTTGTTTACTTGATTCTCAGGATACTTTATACGTTCTTGATCATCTTCAAATGCAATATTGGTTACATCACGTAAACTTTTAATTGTTTTAAATCGAGCATTGCCTTGTTGAGTTGTAACAAAGTAACCGTTATTATCTTTTTCAACTGATCCAATCTTCTTCTCGTCTTGTTTAATTACCCAAAACTTTCCGTTTACAATTGGTCTTGCTATAGTTGTACTCATTGCTTTAATGCTCCTTGATATGTTTGATTCAACCAACGTCCATACTGTTCTGCATGTTCACTGAGTCGATTCAACTCGTATTTACCACAAAATTTTAAGAACTTTGAACCTACTTGTCCTATGTCCTTGTTGGTTATTTGATTAATAATTTCTAAGTCAACCCTGTCTTTTATCTCTTCAGGTTGTTGTGTAAGATCAATTAACTGTTTGTTTCTGTTGTAGTCATCTAACACTCTGTGCTCTTTGTCCTCATGATCAGTCCAACGTTGTAGCATCATGTTGTTCCAAGCATAGCCTTTAGCATGTCTATCTGCATATGCTTCTAACAATCCTACTTTGTTCTTAGTGCCTTTCTTACGTACACCAGGAAATGCACTAAACACATTATCACTGCTATCACCTCGCATGCACTTTTCAAACAACAAGTATTCAGGATCACCTAACAGTTTAGGCTCTTTAGTTTTCTTGTCTATAACCTGCTTGCCTTTAGCATCAAATATACCTTCTAGTGTAATCAAGTTATCAGTAATACCATTGAACTGTGTTACATTCTCAGTGATCAACTGATAAAAGTCACTGTCGCTACTGATAATAATATGTTCGTCTGTAGGATGCAGTGCAATCCAACGTGCAATAAGATCATCTGCTTCTGCATTAGCATCACGTAATACACTACAATTGGTCTTATCACGTAGATATTGATTAAAGTCGTCAAATGTTTCCCAAAACAGTTTGTCTTCTTCTTGTTCACGTTCTGTTTGTGCGGCCCTTGCTTCTGTACGATTGGCCTTGTATGGCTTGTAGTAATCCTTACGCCAACTACGACCTTCTAAACAAAACACAACATGATCAGCATCAAACTTCTTTACAACTTTGTTGATAGCAGCCATGCTTATGTGCAGTGCATAACCAACTTTCTCCCATGGGTCACTTGCACGAAAGGCAACGTGTCTTGCACGGAAAAACATGTTAGCAGTGTCAATCAATAGATACTTCATACGAATCCTTTTGTTAATAATACACTTATTATAACACTAGATTAGACGATTGTCAACTATATATTTTGTTAAAAATTGTGCCCATACTCTATGCCCATCAGCACCATAGTGCCAACTGGTAGGACTAACAGTTTCGCATTTTGCACCCACAATCTGGTCGTAGGTTATATCACCATAAGGATCAATATAACTATTGCCCCATTTCATTTTGGTTTTTACTTTGCTGAAGGTATTATTGCCATTAAAGAATATATGTTTAACTTTCTTCTTGTTTAACAGTTGATGAAAGTTCCATATTTTGGTATGGGCTGATTTTGTTTTCTTTTGCCAGTCTATGTTTGCAACATATTCTTTGTACTTTTTCTCATGACTTTTTGGAACTGCATCTATACCACTTGCATTGATTTGATAGTACACATCATCAATTAGCCACTCTTCTCTTTCCCATGTGCTCCATTGTATTACCATGAATGTCCTATACAATTCTTTGTTAAATTTTTTTAACCATTGTTTTGTTGTACGTATAATCCTGTCGTTTGAACTTGCACTTTCTGCTTGACATACCAATCCCGTGCTTAATCGATTGCTTAATAGTTTTGAAAAACTAACGGCAAGATTATCTGGGTGTGGAGCACGACCCATCATCCAGTAACGACTATCATCTTCTGCAAATGCATGATTGTTTACACATTCAGCGGCAGCAGTGTGTGAGTCTCCGTTGGTATATAATATCATATTATGTGATTGCTCTTAATATAGTTCATTATCTTACTTGCCCACAATCTGTGTCCGTCTTCTTTATAATGATACCATTCGTCTGCTTCACATCCTTGTGCTTTTAACCAATGGTAATAACTTTGATCGTTATCATAAGGGCCAATAAAACACTTGCCCCACGGATATTCGTATGATGTGTTTAAAAAATTATACATGCAATTGAAAAATACATGCGGAATTGCACCAAGTTCTTGATGAAATTCAAATATTTTTGTATGCCAGTGCTTGCTTTTTTTAATAAGTTCTTCTTGTGTTTGTGCGGTTACCCACTTTTTGTATTTACTTTGCAATTGATCTGGCAAACCATCATGTCCGCTACTGTTTACATTATAATATTTGTTATTGTGGTGCCATTCTTCTCGTTCCCACGTACTCCAACCAATTATAATCAAGTTTGGAGTTGTGTGCTTAAGATAATCACGTGTGCGTCTGATAATACTAGCATTACTGCTACCAACAATAGCCTGGTTAACAAACTCTGTGCCAAAGTTTTCGCCGATAACATCTACAAAGCTCCATGGCGCGGTGTGACTATCACCATTGGCATACAGTAACATTATTTTACTTCTGTGTAGCCGTCGCCTAGATCTCTGCTTTGAGTATAACGTACATCAGGATCAGCTTGTTCATTTTCGTATGTTTCTAGTGCAACATTACGGCATACGTTTTGGAACCATCTATCAACTATAACATGTTCTTCTTCATTGGGTTTCATTTGATATCCAGCACGTACAAGATTAGCAATAAACTTTTCATTCCAGTCTAGTTCGAATGCACCGTTGTTAATCTCTTCAGGGTCGATATCCATACTTAAAATACTTACATATGGTTCGCCAGCCGCAGTTGCAATTTCTTTGTCTGTTTTCTTAGACTTTGGCTTTGCTTTTTCTTTTACTACGGGCTTTTCTTTTATACCCATTGCACGTTTAATTTTATCTAACATTATTCGCTTTCAAAATATTTTTCAATCATTGATAGTCTGTCGTCTGCTTCTGCTAGTTTGTTTAGTTCAGCGATTACTGCTTCAGTAACATCAGAATGCTCGCCGATACCTGCTGGCATACTTTTATATACCTCAATGTTTGCTTGATGCACTGCAATTTCGCCTTCGGCTTGTTTGCGAGCGGCCTCTAAAATTAAGTCTCCTACTTTCATCTAAACCTCCTTAGATTTTGTGAACACCGGGATTGGGTTCATTTTGTGTAAATTTTTGTTTCTAATTGTTTTATACAATTCAAT